TATAACTAATCTTACAATCTTAATCAAGTATAACTAATCTTACAATCTTAATCAAGTATAACTAATCTTACAATCTTAATCAAGTATAACTAATCTTACAATCTTAATCAAGTATAACTAATCTTACAATCTTAATCAAGTATAACTATATCTTAAAACTCAAACTGTAAAAAAACAAAAACATGGTTTAGTTTGTATATAGAAGAAAATTACAAGTTTTTTGAAAATTAGATATAAGACTACTTAGATCAGTTTTAGTTTTTGACTTCTTAGCTATATCAAGATTTACTAATCTTACAATCTATATCTAATAATCTTAATCAAGTAAATCTATATCTGATATTCAAACTGTAAAAAAACAAAAACATGGTTTAGTTTGAATATAGAAGAAAATTACAAGTTTTTTGAAAATTAGATATAAGACTACTTAGATCAGTTTTAGTTTTTGACTTCTTAGCTATATCAAGTAAATCTTATTAATATTCCTTTTAAATGCTTATATCTGCTATTCTAAGCAGTTTTATCTATCAACTTGATATTTATATCATTCAATATATTTAAACCTCTTATATGCCGACCTGAAACGACTAAAGGGTATATAAATTATAGATGTATTATAAGGATATTTAATAATATACTATAAGGATATATTATAAAGAAAAATTGTTATGATTTGAGTTTTTAATTTGAAGAGATTGTAATTTATAGATGTGAGATTAGAGTTTCTAAATAACTTTCAGAAACTCTAAATTAGAATTAATTGCCTATTTTCTTTCCACTTTTAGTTAATCTTAATTTAACTTTTTTATGACTTTCTTTTTTCCAAGCAAGTTTTTCTCCGAGTAATGAGTGAACACCACTTCTTTCTTTATATTCTTTTAAATATAAAATTCCTATTTCTGGTAAAACTGCTTTTTTATTATTTATTAATCCTTTACTTAATTCATTAAAAACAATATTAATTATTTTTTTTGCTTCTTTATTCTCTAAATTTAATTTCTCTGCTACTTTTATTATTAAGTCTGATTTGTTCATTTTTAATCCTTGTATTAAAATTTCTTATTTTATATAGAAGTAAATTATAATTACTTCTAAGTTGTTTTGTATGTTTAATAAATTTAAACGCTCTGTTTTTTTCTATAATCATAAATTCTTTATTATCACTATGTTTTTCAATATAAACTCTTAATTTATATTTTTTTGAATAACTAAAAGAATTTATATTAACTTTAGGTAAAATTATTGGCTGTGAACAACTAATAAAGAAAAAAGGTATTATTAAATATTTCATATTATATTCCAATATCAATTGGTTCTGAAATAGATATAACTTCTTTTATTTCTTTTTTCTTTGCTTTATTTATTTTTACCTTTATTTCTTTTATTTCTTTATTTACTTTTTGTTTTTCTTTATATTTTTCTTTTAAAAACTCAATTTCTGTTTTATTTTCTATATTTAAAATTATTTGATTATTTAATTTATCTGTTAAACTTTTATTATCAACTTTTAATTTTGTTATATAGCCAATTCCAAATAATCCTAAAAATCCTAATAATAAATTTTTAATCATCTTTTTTTCCAAATTTAATTGTTGCTATTCCATTTAAAAGTTTTTCAAGTCCATTAACTCCAAGAGTTAAAACTCCAAATGCTATTATTGAAGTATACCAAACCATATTTATTATTAAGACTGATATTGAAATTCCCTTTATTCCACCTATAACAACTATTAAAAATGAAATTCCAAATATTACTATTAGAAACCTTGTGCTTATGTTATGTTTTTCCCAAAAATCCTTTGTTTCAATCATTACTTCCTCCCGACTTATTAAAGTCATTTTATATTATTTATAATATTTTTAAGTTCTGTTTTAGAATTATATGAAAGAATTGAATTTGGATTTTCTGCTTTAAAACATTTTATTTTTTTATTTGAATTATAAAGTGAATGAATTATATATAAAAATTCAAATTCTTTTGAAATAGTAATATAATTATTTTTAAAAGTATTATTATGAAATTCTTGTAATTGTTTTTTTAATATTTTTGTTTTAAATCTAAATATACATAAATCTTGTAATCCATTTTTATTTATTTCTCCATATTTACTAAAATCAACAGAAGAACAAATAAAATCTTCTGTTATTTTAAAGCAGACATAAGGATTTTTAACTTGTTTTACTGGAATTATTCCTGAACAATCTGACATTTTATAATTAATAATTTCTTTAAGTATATTTTTATCTGTTATTATTGCATCACCCCAAATAATTGTAATATCAGAAGAAATTTTATTTATTTTTTTAATTCCTTCAAGAATTGCATGTCCTGAGCCAAGTCCTGAATTAATACAAATTAATTTAATATTTTTTTGTTTTTTAAAAATTTGTTCCTGAGATTTATCAATTATTAAATAAATATTTTTAAAATATTCTTTTGTATCAATTATTAAATTTTCAAGATTTGTTTTATTATTTTTTGTTTTAAATAAAATTTTTGGAAGTTTTGAATTCATTCTACTTCCTTTTCCTGCTGAAATAATTAATAAGTCTTTCATTTTATAATCTTAAGAAATAATTGTGTATCTGTTATATTATTTATTTTAATAAAATTTATTTTTAATTCTTTTCTATTTTTATAAATTTCACTATCATTTCCATTTTTATATTCATCACCAATATAAAAAACTCTTTTTGTATTATTATGAATTATATCATAAATTGCAATTATTTTATTTGTATTTTTATGAATTATATCAATTGTTGATTTTCCTGTTATTTTAATTTTAAGATTATTTTCTTTTGGTTTTAAAATAAGTGTTAGATAACTTTTTAATAAAGGTCTAAACTTTTCTGGAATTGGTTTTATTGTTATACAAGCATTTTCCCTATTACTTATTAAACTTGAACTTAATTTAATCTTTTTTAATTCTGAAATAACTGGTTTTATAAATTTATTAATATGAAATTCTTTTTTTGTTTTTATTAATTTTCCATTTTCATAATAATTTATTCCATTTTCAGCATATACTTTATCAAAATTAATTTCTCTAATTGAATTTCCAGAAATAATAAATCTATTATTTAATTTTTTTGCCATTTCAATATTTAAATCTGAAATATTTTGTTTATGAAAATTTCTTGATTTAATTGTATCGTCCCAATCAAATAAAAATAAATCTTCTTTATTAGGATTTTTATAAAAGTCAGATAAAATACTTTCAATTAGTTTTATTCCATTTTGCTTATAAAAGTGCTTTTGAGAAAAGTCTTCACTTATAATATTATTATCAAAATTATTTATTTTATTTAATCCCTCTTTAGCAGATTTATCAATAACAATATTTAAATCATTTATATTCATATATCTTGATATTATTTTAATTATTTCATCTGAATTTACTCCTTTCATATCTTTATCAAAAGTAGAATTCATAATAAAATATTTTTTTGCTTTTGTTTTTTCAATTGCTTTTCTAAATTCAGCTGACTTATATGTTGGAATTAAACTGCTCCACTGAGTTCCTGTACTAAAAATAATTATATCAGCACTTTCAACCGAATCCTGAGCTCTTTTTGAAAAATAACTTTCTGAAATTATACAATCATTTTCATCATCATAAAATTCAATATCATTTATTTTATCTTCCGAATTATTATATTCAACTATATCAGCTTCATCATATAAAATATTATTATTTTCTGTTATACCTCTTAAAAATAAACTTTTATCAGAATTTATAATAATATTATTTTTAATTTTTAAAACTTTTGAAATAATATCAGATGCTGTTTGAAGTGAATTATTTTTTTCAAAAGCAAGTTGTCCATAAATTATATTTGCTATACACATATCTTTATAGGAAATTTCATAAACTTTTTTATTAGAAAAATATCTATGAATAATATCAATAAAAAACTTATTAATATTTTTTTCTGTTAAATAATTTATTATATATTCATAAGGATTTTCTGAAGAAAATCTATGACTTAAAACATTTGAAATAATAATATTATTTGTTTGTAAAGCAAATTGATTTAATTGATTTTTTCTAATATCAGATGGTCCAAGTATTTTTCCATCAAATACTTTTCTAATTAAACCTGTACTTTTACCATTATCATATCCATTTATAATAAAATCAACATCAATTTCATCTCTATATTTATTTAAACCAATTTGTAATTCATGACTTCCACTTCCACCTGTAAATACAACTATTTTCATATTATTATTCCTTATTTCATTTCTATTCCGTTTGTTACCATAAGTTCAATAAGGTAAGAAACTGCTACGATTGATAAATCCCTTGCTCTTGTATGCATATCGGCATATTTAGCTGTCATTATTATAACTTGAGGTTGTGATTGAGGTTTAAAATATTCTTCAATATTTTTAAATATAAAAGTATAAAGTGAGCCAATATCATCAATATCAATAACTTTTTTTCTTAATTTAGTAAAATCCTTTTCTTTAGTTAATTTTAAAATTTCTGTAAATTTTAAACTATTATTTACAAAATTAATATCAAGTTCAAGTTTATTATTAACAGAATATTTTTGTAAAGTAAGTATCATTTTTCTAACTGATGGATAAAAGTTTTGAATTACTGTTCCAAGAACTTTTGGATCTTCAAGTTTTATATCTTCATTTTCAAGAATAAATTTAAGTCTTTTTACTATTTTTAAACCCATTTCTTTTTTATTTCTAGAAAAAATCTCATCAAAATTATATTCAATAAGTCTATTTCTTATTGGCTCAATTATTTTTTCTGGATAATTACAAGTTAAAATAAATGAAGAATGCTGTGAAAATTCTTCAATAAGTCCTCTTAAGTGCTGTTGAACTCCCGTTGATAAACTATCTGCTTCATCAAGTATTACTAATTTTGGACTTTCATCAATTGAAACAGAAGAAAGAAAACTTTTAACTGTATTTCTCATTGTATCAATATTTGCTTCTCCTGATGCGTTTATCCACATTACATCGGCATCTAAATCTTTTATAATAGCATTTACAAGTGATGTTTTTCCAAGTCCCGGATTTATAGATTGTAATAATAAGTGAGGAAATCTTCCCTGACTATAATATCTATCAATTCCTTTTTTAATTTCATTTGGTAAAATTAAATCTTCTAGAGTTTGAGGTCTATATTTTTCAGCCCATATAAATTGCTTATTATCTACTTTTTTCATTTTCTTCCTTATATTATTATTGTTTCTTTCATTACTTCTTTTATTAATTCTATATTTTCGTCTGAAAAACTTATAAACATTAAAAGTTTTTCTATTTTTAAATATAAAACACCATTTATTTTTGATTTTAAAATCTCATCTTTTGAAATCTCCTTTATAAGTAAATAAAAATACCAAGTAAACCAATTTATTTTTTTCTCTCTAAATAAATCTGTTATTTCATAAAAAGAAATTCCATTTGAAATATTAATCATAATATATTCAATATCAGCTTTTAAATATTTTTTATAATATATTATACTATTTTTAAAGTTAAGAACTTCTGTTCTTTTTATATCTTTTAATAAAACTATTGCTTTATCAAAGGAACTTGGATTATATTCAAATAAAATAAATAAACAAGTAAGAATATATTCTTTATTAGAATATAATTCATATTTTCTATAAGGAAATCTTGTTCTTATTAATTCTCTTTTTTTATTTCCGTGACTTACTTTTAATGTTTTTTTTGCTTTTTTATTTTTAAAAGTAAAAAACACTCCAGCTAAAATATTATATTGGTCATTATATCCAATCATTTACCATTCTTCCTCAAACTTTTTAATACTTAAATAATTATTTGCTTTTAATTCATCTTCAATAATTTCAAGATATTTTGATTCAGAAATCATTTCACCAAGTTCTCTTAAATCTATATCTTTTCTATGTGCAAATTCAATAAAAACATCAATAATATTAAAATCTTCTGAAAGTTTTTTTCTAAAAGAATAAATTTCTTGAATTAATTTATCTGGAGAAATATTTTTTAAATAACTCATTTTGACCACCTTTCATCAAGAATTAATGGATAAGTATTTTTTGATTTTACTAGATGATGAATTCTTTTATTTTCATTATGACAAATAGTTCCGATTTTAGTTGTACTTGGTTCAAACATAACACTATAAAAGGTTTTTAAATAAGTTCCACCATCAAGATATGCTTCAGTCATTCCTCCTTTTGTTGCTTGAGTTGTTGCTGCATTAAGTGTATATCCAAATAAATTAAAATTTAATATTCCTCTTCTTCCAGACTGAATATAATAATTTACATCATCATTAAAAGTTCCATCAAACATAAATGGTCTATTTATATCACAAAAAAAGGAATTCATAACTTTTCTTTGCCAACCTTTTTTAGCATAAGGATTATTTGCCCCACCTATAAAATCTCCTGCTTGAGACATTGTTACAGAATTAATAGGTGTATTTTTTAAAAAATCCAAGTGAATTTTAAATAATCTATCTAAATCTGTTATATAATTAACAAGTAATCTTTCTCCCTTTCCATAAATTATTCTTTGCATGAAATTAAAATAATCATCATCAAGTTCAAGAAAATAATTATATCCCATTTCTTTAGCAAATACAAAACACATATTTCTTACAAAAACAGTTACCTTAGTAATATCAAAATTATCTCCTTTATCAATCATTTTTCCCATTTTTTCTTTATTAAAAATAATTACTTTATCGCCATATTGTTTAATATAATCATTTAATTTTTTATCATCATCAGAACAAATAATATAAGTATCTTGATTATATTCTGCGTTTTCTTTATTTAAAGTTTTATAAGTAGCATTTCTTCCGTTTTCTCTTCCATAACTTAAAATAAAAACACAAAAATTACTAATTCTTTTATTTTCATTTATATTTTCTTTCCATTTTATTTTTTTATTTGGAATTCTAATTATTGCATTTTTAAATTCATTATGTGCTTTTCTAATATAATTAATATCTTTCAATTACCATTCCTCTTCAATAATTATATCATTATTTGTATCAGATTTAATAAATTCTAATTCTTCTTTAAACTTTTTAGTTCTCTTTTTATCAATTTCATTTTTATTTTTATTTAAATTTTCAAGTGTTATTTGATTTTCTAAATAATCCATTCTATCAATATCAACTTCCTTTTCATATGCTAAAAATCCATTTCTTATTGCCGAATCATAATCAATTATTACAAGTCCACTTGCTTCAAAAAATCTTTTATATTTATATGGAAGATGTGAATAATAATCTGCTATTTTTTCAAAGTGAAAAATAGTATGTCTTTCAGCAGAACTTATTAAAAACTTTTTTAATTCGTTCGGTAAATCTTTCATTAAATTAATTTCTTTTAATAATTCATCTCTTTTTTCTGTATTATATAATTCATCTGTATTTGGTTTTTTATTTTTTGGCTCATATATAGGTGTATATATTTTTCTTGTATATTTTGACTTTTCTTGTTTTATATCCATATTTATTATCCTTTTTATTTATTATAACTAAATTTTAGTTAATAATTAGTGAACTAAAATTATCTTTTTTATTAATTGTTATTATTCTATTAATTATTTCGCTTCTTTCTTTAATATCTTGATTATGTGTAATAATTAAAACATCTTTTGAAAAACTAAATTCTTCCTTTAAAATATTTAATAATTCATCTCTTCCAATATGGTCAAGTGAAGAATCAAGTGCTTCATCAAGAAATAAAATATTTACATTTGTTCCATTTTTTTCTTCAATTAATTTTAAAAAACTAAATAAAATTCCAAAAGTAATTCTCATTTTTTGTCCATTACTAAGTGAATTAAATTCGTTTTCTGAATTTCTTGAAATTATTTTATCTTTAAAATTATTATCAATAATAAAATTATACTCATTTAAACTAAATTTTTCAAGAAAATAATTAATTGATTTATTTAAAAAAGGAATTGTTTTTTCTATTATTTTTGATTTTAAATTATCTTCTTCTTTACTTGAAACAATACTTGAAATATATTCAAGTCCTCTTAAATCAACTGAACTAATTTCATATTCTTCTTTTAAATCTTTTATTTCCTTTCTTTTAATTATAATTGAATTATAATCAATTTCTTGTAATTTTTTATTTTTATTTATTTTTATTTTATTTTCTATTTTAATTATTTTTTCTTTTATTTCATTAAATGTTGTTTTAATATGTTTTGATTTTAATAACTTTTCCTTATATTTATCAAGTAAATCAAGAAGTAAATTAATTTCTTTATTTATTTGAATAATTTCTATTTTAAAATAATCCTTATTTTTAATTTCATTTATTTTAATTTCTTTTTCTTTTTTTAAAATATTTACTTGAATTTCATAATTTTCCTTTAAAAGTTTTCTTTTATTTTCAAGATTTTTATTTTTATTTTCATTAATTATAATATTTTCTTTATAAATATTTTCTTTATTAATTTCAGAAATATCAATTTTAATATAATTTATTTCATTACACTTTTTACATTTAATTAAATTTGTTTTTTCTTTTGAAATAAATTCAAGTTTTGATTTATTAACTTGAATTTTTTTAATAAAATTTTGTGAAAGTTTATTAATTTTAGAAATATTATTATAAAAATCATTTTCAATGTCTTTTAAATTAGTTTCAAATTTTAAAATTATTTCTTTTGAATTAGTTTCAATTAAATTAATTGTTTTATTTTTTAAAGATATTAAATTCTTTTCAAAAACACTTTTATTTTTATTTAAATTATCATATTTTTCTTTAATTATTTTTAATTTTTCTATTCCATCTTTATATTTATTTAATTCATTTTTATTAAAATTTATTTCATTTAAATTATCAATTTCTTCCTTTTCTTTATGTTCAATAAATTCTTTATTTTGAAATTCAAGTTGTTTTATTAAATTTTCTTCTGTTTTTATTGCTTCTGAAATTATTTTATTTTTATATTCAATTTCCTTTATTTTTATTTTTACTTCATTTATTTTTAATTTAGAAGTTTTTTCAAGTCTTCCAAAAATAATTGTATCAGTAATTGTCTGAAATAATGCTTCTTTTTCTTTTGGTGTAAGGTCTGTAAAAGGTCTTGTCATTGTGCTTGAAATTGATATTAATTGTCTAAAAGATAATTCATTTATTTTTAATATTTCATTTTCAAAATAATCTTGATATTCTTTTACTGTTGCTCTTTCTGGAATTTCAATAAAATCATCATTTTCTTGTTTAAAAATAATAAAAATATTTGGTTTTATTCCTCTTTGAATTTTATAATTTATTTCATTTACAGAAAAAAATAATTCAACAAATAAGTCTTTTTTATTAATATTATTAATAAGGGAATTCTTTTTAATATTTCTATAAGGTTTTCCAAATAAAACAAAGAATAATGATTCAGAAATTGTTGATTTTCCTGAGCCATTTCCCGAAGATATTACATCAATTCCATTTTTAAAATTTAATTCTTGTATTTCATTTCCATAACTAAGAATATTTTTAAATCTTAGTTTTTTAAAGTTTATATTCATATTTCCTCTTTATCTATATTTAATAATAAATTTTCAAATATTTTAAAATATTCGGGTTTATTATTTTTAATTGTTTCTCTTATAAGATCAATTGAAGAATTATTATAATCAACTTGTTTTTCTTTTGTTGATAATTCTTCAATTGATTCGGTTATATAATTTGTTCCTATTATTTCTGATAAATGTTGGTTATCTGTAATAATTGTTGTTATATTATTTTGCTTTAATAAATAAATCATTTCTTCAAATTTATTATCTTTATATTTATTTAAAAAAGTTTTAATATGATGTTTTGAAAAAATAGAAATATTTTCTTTAAATTCTATTATATCATAAAATATTGAGTTTTTTTCTAAACCACTTATTTCAATTGGTTTTTTATTATCATCATTATATTTAATTTTAATATATTTTTTTGTAACAATATTTTTAATAAAAAATAAATCTTTATCATTTCCATTAAATTTATAAAATCCCTTTTCTTCATTATAATCACCCCAATCATTCCAAAAAGGAGTTCCAAGATAATTAATAATTCCACCTTTTCTTTTTAAGTGATAGTGACCAGAATAAACAAAATCAACTTGTTTTTTAAAATAATCTGGAATTAGAATTGATGAAGTATCTTTTAAACCTTTTGACATTTCGAACTGTTGAATTTCAAGATGACCAAAAATTCCATTTACATTATATTTTTCTAATTTTAAACTATTATCTTTTGTTATCCAAGGAACAACAAGAATTTCTGTATTATTAACTTTAATAATTTCATTTTTAGAAAAAACAGTAATATTTTTATGATATATTTGTTGAATTGTATCTATAAGTGCAATATCAAGTGATTCTCTAAGTGCAATATCATGGTTTCCTTTTAAAATTAATAAATTAAAATTATTTTCTTGAATAATATCAAAAAACTCTCTTTTAAGAGTTTCAAACCAAATAATATCTGCTGTTGTTCTATTATGAAAAATATCTCCAAATTGAAAAATAGTTGTTATATTATTTTTAATCATATATGGAAAAATTTGTTTTGTAAAAAGTTTAATTTGATTTTTTAAAGTTTTTATATTAAATTTATTTATTCCAAAATGTAAATCAGCAACAAGAATTATTTCTCCTTTTAATTCAATCATTTATACCACTCCTCAAATATATCTATTTTTTTTATTTTTTGTTTTATAATTATTTTATAATCTGTTTTAATATTATCAAGAATAATATTTTCTTCTTTATAAATAATAATTGTATTTATTAGTTTTTTTTCAAAAGTTTTAATTAATTTATCTTCAATTTCTTTTTTATAATTAAAATAATCTTTTGTTCTTTCATTTTCCGGAATATTATCAAGTAATTCAAGTTCAAAATCATTTAAATCATTTAATTTAATTATTTCATTTGATCTATCTATATATTTAATAAGTTTTATAAAATCACTATTTGAATAAATTTCTTTTTCAAATATTGATTCAGTTGATTTTATTAAATTATAAGACCCCTTTTCCTCTTTCATATGATTTTTAATACCTTCAAAATTAATATTTTCATTTGCTATTTCTTTTTTTAAAAAATTTGAATATTTTTTTCTAATATTTATTACATTTATAAACGAATTAAAGGCAATTTGTGTTACATAAGCAAATGCTTTTGATTTTTTACCTGTTCTCTTTGAAACAAGATTTTCATCAAAATTATTAATATATAAAATTGTTTTCTCAATAGCATCACCTATAAAATCCTCTTTCCAAGAATCACTATAACCAATAAATGATGGTTTGGTAGCAAGATTTTTAATAAGTAACATTAAGACTTCTCCAAGTCTTTCGGTTGAAATATCTGAAGTTAATTCAAGTCCTTTTATTTTTTTTATTTCACTTTCTTTAGTAAGTGTTTTTAAATATCTTTCTTTTTCTTTATTAAAATTAGCTATTATAATATTTTTATTAATTGGTGGTTTAAGATTATTTAAATAATCAATATTTAATTTAATAGCATTTTGTGAAATATCATCTTTAAATTTTTCTCTTGTAAGGTCTTTTTTAAATTTTCTTACTTTTCTATTTCTATCCTTTTCAAACTTTTCAATTATTTCTATTTTATCTTTATCTTCAATTCTTTTTAATTGATTTGAATATTTACCTAAATATAACTGAAAAATTAACTCACTTTCAGAAACAAATTCTCTTATTGATTTTATTCTTTTCATTATTTTATCCTTTAAATATTATTATATTATAATTTTATTTAAATATCTTAGTTTTCTTTATAATATTGTATTATAGTTCATTATAATATATCCTTATAATACATCTAGATTTATATAGTGTTTACTCTGTTCAGGTCGGCGTATAAGAGGTTTAAATATATTGAATGATATAAATATCAAGAATATAGATAAGACTGCTTAGATTAGCTAGGATAAGCATTTAAAAGGTATATTAATAAGATTTATAGGTTAAAGTTCAGAAGTCAAAATAGGAAACTGATCTAATTAGTCTTATATCTAATTTTCAAAAAACTTGTAATTTTCTTCTATATACAAACTAAACCATGTTTTTGTTTTTTCTTAGTTTGAATATCAGATATAGATTTACTTGATTAAGATTATTAGATTAGTTATAATAGATTACTTAAGATAGGATTTAAAGGAGGATTTTTACAAAGAGATTTTGTACTAACCTAGGATTTTTTAAAAAAAATAAATTTATTTTTTCTTATTAATCTTTGTTAATATTTTAATTAAACTTCTTGAATTTAATTGTTTTCTTACTTATATTTATATATTAATAATACATAAAGATTTTGTACTAACCTAGGATTTTTTAAAAAAAAATAAATTTATTTTTTCTTATTAATCTTTGTTAATATTTTAATTAAACTTCTTGAATTTAATTGTTTTCTTACTTATATTTATATATTAATAATCTAGGTTATTATATACTAAAATAACTTAATAATCTAGTTTTCTTACTTATATTTATTGTTTTTAATCTAGGTTATTATATACTAAAATAACTTAAGAATTTAAATCCAATTTCCATTTAAATCCTTTTTATAAATTTTAAAATCAAAACTTTCAAACTCGTCATTTTTAGGATTCCAGTCATCTCTATAAATTTCAGCATTTATTTTAAAGTTTTCACCTTTTCCATTTATATAATCAATTTCCGAAATATTAAAATCTCCTATATTTATTGGACTAAAGGTATTTCTTTGAAAATTATTTTTATTATTTAAAATTATTTTTTCATTTATATTACTTTTATCAAAATACATTTTTAAATAACCAATACTTGCTTTATCTTTATTTAAATAAAAATCGCCTAAATTTAAATCTTGTTCTAATTTTGAATAATCATCTGTAATAAGATTTAATACTTCATTAATTTTATTTCTATTTAAATCTTTTATATCATATTTTTCAATTATTCTACTTTTATAATTATATTTTTCGGTTTCTGTATTTTCCCAATCTGTTCTATATATTTCGGACTCATTATTTAATATTCTATAACTTTTACCATCTATATATTCATCTCCTATAATCCAATCTCCAAGAAATATTGGAATTTTAGTATTATATTCATATATTTTAGTATATTCATCTGTATTATAATTATAATTAGTTCCTATTTTAATAATATTATTATATTTATATTTATGAATTGGAGATAAATTAAAATTATAATTTATTTTATTTTTTCCATCAATTGGTCTTATTTGATAGCCAATATAAATATCCTCAATTTTATTTGAAATATTATTAAAAAATTCTCCGTTTATTAAATTAATATTTGTATTTAGAAATACTTCTTGTTTTAATTTTGAATAATCATCTGTAATAAAATTTAATACTTCATTAATTTTAGTTTTATCTATAAATGAAGTATTTAAATAAAATTCTGTTTCTTCTTTATCTCTAAATGATTGATTTAATATTTCTTTTGGAATTAAAAAATCAGTAAATCCTTTTATTTGTTTTATATTAAATACTTCACTTGTATATGCTCTTAAATTTACTGGATCTGCTTTTATAATATCAGTTGGAATTATAAAATTATTTGGATTTAAATAATCTTCAAAAACATTATTTGGTCTAATATAAAAAGTTGTTTTATAAACTATTAGATTATTTTGATTATCAAATTGATTTTCATAAATTCCAGTAATATTATTTAACTTTTTTATTGGATTTCCTATCTTTTTTTCTATATCAGCTTTATCCTTTTCAATAATATAATATGAAGTTAAATTAATATCATATTCTTGTATATTATTAAAAACATTTATTTTTTGATAAATAACATTAAATTCCCAAGCTGTATATTCTCTATTATTTTTACTTCCAATTTTATTATTTTCTATATATTCGGTATTATCATTTTCATATCTTTTGGTTGTAATATTATTTGGAGAAGTAATATTAAGATTTCTTTTTACTAAATTTAAATCTTCTTCTGATTTAGGTCTATAATAATTTTCCCATCTTCCATTATCTATATTACTATTAAAACCAACATCTTTAAAATTAATATTATTTTTACTTATTAACCAATTATTATCTTTAAAAATAAATTTATTTTCTTGACCAATAGTAACATTATTATTATAATCATTTCCATAATCTAATCTTGACCAATTATCATTATTTGATTGAAAATCAATTTCTTTAAAAGTATGATCAAGAGTTGAGTAAATTCCATTATATAATCTATTTGGATCTCTTCCTTGACTTATTTCTAAATTAATATCTTCTTGTGTTATATTATATTCAGTTAAATTAATATCATTTATATTTCTTTCTTTATTTATTTCACTTATTCTTTTTTCTTTTATATAATCTTCTATATCTTCTGTTTTTACTTTTATTATTGAAGTTGATTTATATGAAAGTGCACAAGTATTTCCATTATCTTTTGTTATAGTTCCATTAAAATCAGTTGAATTTTCTAAAATATCTTGTTTTGAAATTAATTTAGTATTAAATAGTTTTTTATTTAAATTATTAATAGTTTTATTATTATTATAAATTCTTGAAGTATTCCATTTATCTATTTTATCATTTTTAATTTGATATTTAATTTCAATAAATTCTTTATTTATTATTGAATATTCTTGATAATCATAAGTATTTAAATCAGAATTTAATTTTAAAATTCCATCTTGTTTATTTATTAATTCTATATTATAAATTTCAATATTATTTATTTCTCTATCATAAGTTAATATATTTCCAGAAAATTCCTTTATTAATCTTGTTTTACTATCAAAATCAATTATTACTTCCTCTTCTTTATTTTCGTTTATTGAAATATTAAAATCTTTAACTTTTCCAAATATATTAGAGGTTATTAAATCTTGAGTTGTAATTGTATTTCCATTAATTCCATAACAAGTTAATATAAGAGAGTTTAAAGTTTCCTTTTTTTCTAGTCCAAAATAATCAGTAAAACCAGCTGAAATAAGTCTTATAAAATTCCAATTAAAACCAACTGGATGTGCTAATGGAACTATTGTCTGTTTAAAAACTTCCTTATACATCGAAGTTTCAACTTTATATTCATAAGGATTTTCTTTATTTTCTATTAAATTAAAAAAAGCATCATTATTAAGTGCTTGAATTCCCGCTCTATTTACAATATCATAAACAAAGAAAAAACCAGCTTTTGTCCCCTTTTTACTTTTAAAAGATGAACTTGCTTTTAAATATTGAGAATTAATTGATTTATCAATTTGTGCTGTTATTTTTAATTGATTTTCAGGAATTCCTAGAATTTTATATAAACCTTTAAATTTATTATATATTTCTTCTGAGTCTCCTATTTTTTCAAAAGTATTATAAATTTCCTCAAGATGTATTTTAAATAATTCTTTTCTAATATTATCAAAATTAATATTATTTGTTTCATTTATTTTATCTAATAAAAAATCAACATCAATAATTTTTAGTGGGTCTTTTATTAAATCTACTTGAGGATTTAAAGTTTCGGCATAAATTTCTAATAATTTAGATATTGTTTCATTTTCTTTAATATTTTCAGTTGAAATTTTATCAATAAATAAAGGTAATCCTGTTTTTGACATTTATTTTCTCCTTATATAAAATTAATTTCTTTAAATCTTGAAAAAACATTTCGTTTAAAGGAAATATTACTATCTTTTGGATTTATTAAAAGTGTTCTTTTAATATTTATAAAATCACTTCTTGATAATGGACAATCAATAACTTCATATAAATCATTTCCATTTATATCTTTAAACATAAATTTATTTGAATCTTCATAAAAATATTTTATATTATTTGTTTCAATTAGTGTTTCCTGATTATTACTATTATAAAATACTTTTTTATTTAAATCATTTATAATATCATAATCTCTAAAAATTATATTTCCATTTATATCAATATCTTCAACAGTTTTATTTTTATAATTTTCTGTTACAAATGCTTGTGAATTAATATTATTTTTAAAGTGAGTATTAATTTCAATAAAAATTATTTTTTCTCTTTTATATATTAAATATGAACCAACTTTAAATTTAATATTATTTCTTTCATAAATTATACTTATTTCAATTTCGGTTGAATGCTGACTTGGAAGAATTTCTTCAATATTTCCATTTATATCAATTGAATTAAAAGTATTATCATTTAATTCCATATATAAATTATCTCCCGAAACTATAAAATCCTTTGTATTACAAGTTGTTATATTATTTATTAACATTCTTCCTTTTCTTGTTATTATATTATTAACTATTGTATCATCTTCAAAAAGATTTTCAATTGGATAATCAAGTGGAAGTTTAAATTGCCAATTATCATTATTTCCAATTATACCTAAACTATCTGGAATTAGATCATTTTTTGTAATATTAATAAAAGTTCCATTATCAGGATTATTTAAATCATCATATAAATCAACTGAAATTTTAACATCAGCAAGTAATCCATAATCATTTCCTAGAGTTTCATCAAGATATTTAAACATTGTAGATTTAAAAAAGGTTGAATTAAATTTTTCAATATTTTTTTTAAAGAAATTTTCTGCATAACTAAAAATATTTTGATTTGTTTGATCAATTGTTAGTCCAAATTTATATTTTAAAACTTTAACATTTATTGAAAAGTCAATATAAATTGGTTTAATATAATTTAGTTCTAGAGTAATTATTTTATAATTATTTAAAATATTAAATAAAACATTTTTATCACTTGAATTTACTACTAAATCACTATAAGTTTCTTTTCCCGTTATCTGATAATATTTAGTAAAAAATAAATCAATATTATTAATATCTTTTAATAAATAACTAAATCCATTTTTTATAAAAGTATTTGGTTTTGAATAAGGAATAAAACTAAAAAATATTATTCCTGGTTTTTTAGTTGGAACTTCTTCCTCTCCACCCCAAATTTCAGAACTTTTAATATAAGGTTGTGCTTCACAAATTGTCTGAAAATCTTTTTTAGTTACAGCTCTATTTGCTGTATTTGAAAAAAGAGGTGCATTATTTCTAATACTATCTGTTTCTTCAATATCAGAACCCTCAATATGTAAAATAGATGGAGTTATTGGTTCATTATAATAATTTATTGTTTTAAAATTCTCATTATCCGATAAAATTAAATTATTTGTTTTTCCATTTGATCCATTTGATTCAAGAATATTTAATTTTATTTTCATATCAAGACTAAGGGGAATTCCTGTTCCAGCATATTTAGTATATATTTTTAAATAATTTTCATAATCCGAATCAGGAATAATTACAAAAGTTGTTTCATCTGAATTTATTTTTTCAGCAAGTAAATAATCTCTTTTAATCCAAGGTTTTTCAACTTCAATTTTCCCATCTTCGAGTAATCTTGTTATAAAAAGTTCAATTCCATTATTTTCAATATTTAGATTATCAATATTAAAATGTCCAGCATCAATCATATCCTGATTTATATTTATTGATAAATATTTATTAATATAATCCTTTTCGGGAATTACTAATCCATTTAAAATTGCCTGATTTCTTAAATCAATTGATTCCGGAGTTTCTTCATTCCATAATTTTAAATTTCCCTCTTTTACAATTATTTCAAGTGTATCTTTAATTTCAATTAAATTAATAGAAGCAAAAGTTGTATCTTTATTATAAACTGAATAATCTATTATTTCATTATTACTTTTATCAATTATTGGTGAGCAAAAAGAAAATCTTGTTTTCTTAAATGGAGAAATAATTACTTTATCAATTCTTTCAGAATTTTCTCCATTAATTGAAACATATGTATTATGATAATATTGATTTCTTGATTTATTTAGAATATTTTCATCAATTGAATCAACAACAGAAATATCAAAAAATAATACATTTGTTTCTTCATCATAACTTGAAGCATAAAATCCATTCCAACCATTTTTCATATTATCTTTATTATAATCATTTTCATTTTCTTTTATTTCTCCTCTAAAATCACCAAAGAAAATATTTTTTGATAAATAACCGTCTTTTCCATAAATATAATTATAATCAAGAATTACTGAATATTTAGTAAGATCATCATAATAATCATAATTTATTTTTATTTCTGAACTTTTTTCAAATTCTAAATAATAATTATAATCTATTTCTGCTTTATAATTATCATAAATATTATCAATAAAAGTTATAATATTATTATTAAATGAATATTTATCACTAGGAATAATAATATTACTATTATCAAGTTGATTTATTAGTAAAATATTAACTATATTTACTATATTTTTATTTAAACTTATTTCTCCATTTATTATTGATTTATTTTGTTCAATTTTATTTTCAATTTTATTATTAAGTGTTATAATATTATTAATAATATTAAAATCTGTTATATTATAATTTATTGTATCAATAATAATATTAATTGAATTTATTCCAGATATTTCTGTATTATTTAAAGTAATTTTAAAAGAAATATCTGTATTATAATTTTCAGTTATATTTAATAAATCATTTGGAATAATAATATTTGTATCTCCATTATTATAAATAATACTTAAAGGTGAAATATTAGTATCATTTGATAATTTAAGTGAATTTATTGAATAAATTTTAAAATCTGTATTAATATTTAGAATAAAATTATTATCTTTATATATTATAGATGAATTATGTAAAATTTGAGTTTCAAATGGATTTATAAAATTATCAGATTGTGTTATTTGTATTCTAAATTTATTATTAATATTATCAGTTAAAAAAGTATCAATAGTTCCAATTTTAGTTAAATTTCTATAACCTAATTGTCTTGAATTATCAGTTATATAAACATCTTGATTTATATTAGATAAAATATTTGGCTTTTCTCCTTTTATAACTTCAAGTAATAATTTTTCTGAACCAATATTTCCTCTTTTAAGAATTTTATAAACACTATTATTCTCATTAACAATATAATTATCCTTTTCTGTATCTTTACTAATATAAAGATTATCTTGATTATTATTATTTTCATTTATAAGTGGTTTAATATAAGCATAAGTTCCATAAACATCGGAAATACTTTCATCAAGAAAAACATAATTATTATTTCCTGAAGAAAATGTTGAATATTTATTAAGTGTTATTTCTCCTGTTTTTGTAACTTGTAATTTAATTTTATATTGATATGAAACTTTTCTTTTATAAGTATAACCCATTTCACTTGCATGTTTAATAACATTTCTTCTATCTTGTGCTTGAGTTATAAACATTTCATTTATAGCAAAAGTTATATTTGAATTATTCATTGTATTAGCATATGCTAATAATTCTATTAATTGAGAAACAGAAGAACCTTCAAATTCGGCATCACTTATTCCTAGATTTTCAATTGCTTTCTTTTTTAATTCAGTTTTTATCTCATTAAATTCATAAGGTACTACATTTAACATTTTCAATCTCCTTTATTTATTAAAATTTAATATATAATCTCTTTCGGGATTATTTATTTCTTGTTTTATAATATAATTTATTTTTATTCCTAATCTATTATAATCAGGGTCTTCAATTATTGATATTTCTTTAATTATTATTCTTGGCTCCCATCTAATTAAAGAATAATTTACTTCTTCCTTAATTAACTGAGTTACAAGTGGATCAATTTCTTCAAATAAATAATTATATAAATTTGAACCAAATTCAGGATTTCCCGGAAGTGAATTTCTTCTTGTCATAAGTATATTTTTTATTGAATTATCAATTGATTTTGAATTTTTTGTATAATCTTGTTTAATTTTATTTGAAATATCTATATAATTCATTTTAACCTCGTTTTAATATATTCAGAACTTGATTCATTTTTCATTCTCTTAATTAGTTCATTTTTAATAATTAAATATTTATTATATCTAATTTCTATTTTTCTTATTTCTTTATTTATTTGACTTGTAATTTTATCAGTAATAAAAGAATTTAATTTAATTTTATTATCTATATTATAATTTATTTTATTAATATTCAAAAAATCACTTGAAATTACTGATTTTTTATCACAAGTTATATCAATTTCTTTTAATTTATTTATATCATTTATATAATTTGTTTCACTTAAATAATTATTTAATATATCTAGAGATTTAAATAATTCGAGTTCATTTTTACTTATAAGCATAGATAAAAAATTATAAAGTGTTTTATTTATTGAATAATCAAAATCATTTTCATTTGGTAATTCAGTAATATTATATTTTTCTAATATTCCACTTATATTTAAATTATTTAAATCTCCAAAATCAATTATATTATATTCAGAATATAATAAGTTAATAAATAAATCTTTAGCAAAATTATATAATTCAATTGAACCAAAATGAGCTGATCTTATTTTTAATAAATAATCATTATAATTATTTATTTTTTTATAGCAATCATTATTTTGTAAAAAACTATTATTGAGCATTTTATATTCCTTTTATATTTATTTATATTATTAATTTAATTTAATAATTCCAGCAGATAGGTTAATTTCTGGTCCTCCATCGGTTTTTATTCCACCCGAAACTGTTTCTTTTTTAGTTCCACCAACTAAAATTGTTTCGTTTCCATCATATTTAATTTCAACATTTCCTTGAACAGAAGAATTAAAATTATTTTTAATAAGTCTTTTATAATCTTTATTTGCTATTTCAATTCTATCTCCAACAGTTTTAAGTTGATAATCTCCATTATCCTGAATTTCCCAAAAACTTCCTGATTTATGAAAAAAGTGAATTCTTTCATTTCCCTCTGTTGAGTCATATTCAACCATTGAACCTCCAGTTGTTTTAAAAACTGTATTATGCGGATATTTAGATTTTGAACTTTTATCTTCAAGTTCTCCCCAAGTTCCACCTTTTGATGTTGGAATTCCTTTATCTCTATTTGCTTTTTTAACTTCTGAAGCAGATTTATTTTTACTTTTTTTATTTCCCCCAGTTTTAATAAGTCCAATAATTATTGGTTTATTCCAGTTTCCTCCATCAAAAAATATCCAAACCCAACTTCCGATTGTTGGAACTGCCGAAGAACTTAAACTATCACTTCCAGAAGTCATTGTAATAGGTTGAATTACTTCTGCCCAAGGTAATTCACTTTTTGGAACTCCTTTATTTTTTCCTGTTCTTGTTTTTTCTTGAGAATGAATTCCTAAAATTCTTACTCTACATCTATTAATTGAACCACCCTTTTCTTTACTATCATCATTATCCTCAACTACTGCTCTATAAAAAAAAGGTTTTCCTTTTAAATTATTAAGGTGTTCTATATGTTCTAACATTTTTTATCCTTATGTTGAAAATTTATTTCTTACTAAAACCATTTTTTGAACAAATTCATTATTAGTAAAAATATCTTTTATATTTTGAATTAACCATTCACCATTTAAATTTTGTTCAGGTTTTGTTTCATCTTTATCTTTTTTTAAATCAATTTCAATTATATCACCAATATTATTATCAAATTTTCCTGCACAAAGAATTTGAAGAGAAATACTTTTATAGGCAGATTTTTGCCATAAATTATCAGAAGCAGATTTTGAATGATTATCAGCTCTATAAAATTGTTTATTTCCAGTTCCAGGTAATTTTTCAATTGTTTTACCTTTACTTTTTATTTCAAGTCCTGCTTTATTTGCATCAATACTAATATTTTCTTTTCCTTTATTTTCAGCACTAAAAGATGAAATATCAGCATTTGGTCTTACTAAATTTCTTTCAATAAGTGAGCCATAAGAAACATGATATTCATAAACTCTATTTCTATATGCTGCATTAGGTGTTTTATAATAAAATTTATCTCCTTTTTTATTTCTAGAAAATAATTCTTTTAATGGTTGAATAATAAAGTTTTTTCTATTCTGAAAAATAAAAACATTATTTTGTTCTGATAGCCAATGAAGAATAACATTAAAGGAAACATTAAGGGGAATAACAAAGTTTTCTGACTTTTCTTTTGGACTAAAGAAATCCTTTTTTTTCTTTTTTAATAAAGGTTTTAAGGTTTCTGAATGGTCAATAATATCAATAATTGATGCTTTTTTCCAAGACATTCCATTAAACATTTGAGTTGCCGAAATAGTTATTGGATCAATTAAACTTAAAATAGCGATATGACCATCTGTAACATCTCTTGTATAAGAAATATCAATTACAATAAATTCTTGATTAAAATTTATATTATCAAAATCAGTAATATTAATATTAACAATATTATTTCCTCTAATTGGAATTGACTCAACAAGTGATGTTTTATCAGAAATCATTAATCCGCCAATTATTTTAAATGAATCCATATTCCAATCAATTGTAAGTGAAAGAATTTGAGAGGAATCAATTTCAACCCCATCAATTGTAATATTAAGTGATTTATATTGATTACTTTGAACGCCAAATATATAACCCATTTTTAATCCTTATTTATAATAATATTTTTATTTATTTTTACTAAATTAATATTATCATCTATATAAGTTATTATTTCTGACATATATTCAACTGGAATATAAGTTAAAAATCTAAATTTCTCATTTTTAACTTTTAAATCTTCAAGTATATTAATATATTTATTATTTATTGCTTCATCTGTAAGTTCAAAACTTAGAGTTCTATATTTATTTTTCCAAATATCAATTTCTCTTTGAGCTCTATCAATTAAAATATCATAATCAACTGGTAATTCATCAAGATTTTTAATATTATTAATAAATAATAAAATATCCCAATAATCTGTTGTTTCATAAAGTTTAAAAGAAATAAATTCAATAAGTTCATTATCATCTATTTTAACTTTTTCTGTAAAATCTATTGATTTAAATTTATCTGGTATTTCAGGTAATAAATTAAATCTTGTAATATTTTTTACAATAGTTCCATCACTCATTTTTATATTTTCAAATTTTAGAAAATGATTTTTCATTAATTCCATAATATTAAATCCATTGGTCTTGATATTTTATACCAAATTCAGCAAAAGACATTGAAAGACTTAAATGTTTTGGCATTCCGTCCATATAAGTTGCAGCATAACCATCGGCAAAATAATTTATTGAATAACTTGTAAGAGACATAGTATTATAATTTGTCATTATCTGTAAATAAGGATTAGCAAATATTATTTTCCAAACATAAGGTTGTTTCATAATTGGAAGTCCACCTTTATGTCTTTGTGGAGCTGACCATTTTTTTAGTTTCATTAAAAGTGCTGCAACAGCAAGTGATTCGGCAACTGACTGCGGTAAAAACTCCCATTCACCATTCCAAACTCTTGGAGTCGAACCCTTATAGATATTAGTCATCCAGGGATCAATAACCATTCCAGTTTTATCTGAAATAACATTTGCTATATTAACTCCCATAATACTTTTACCTTTTAATGCTTCAGCAAAAGTTCCAGTTATTGAGTTAGGAGTTGGTCCAAAATCATTAGAAACACCGTCTATAAGTCCTCCTGATGGCATTGGAAGTACAAATCCACCTCTTGGAATTGGTGGAGTTCCATCTTTAATAAAATCTTTTAATGACTGAACTTTTTTAAAATTAAACATAATTTCCTGAGCAACAAAAATTATAAAAGGTCTAATATTTCCAGATACTGGGTCTGGAGTAAAAATATTTATTGGATATATCATAAAATCTCCTTTTTATAATTATTTATATTAGTTTTCCTAAATGAGCCATCATAAAATTATTATTATCATTTATATCTGATAGTTTTAATTCTTTTGGAGCAGGTGAAGAACTTGAATTATGAATATTAACTGTTTTTTCTTCCTTTTTACTTTCTGTAATTTTATTATTTGCTAATTTAGTAACTAATTTTTTTGTATTATGATTAATATCAACTTGCTTTTTATTAATTGACTTTTTAATTTCAAATTCTTTATTTGTTATTTTATTACAAGTTTTTGATTTATCTTTAATTATTTTACTTTCAGAATTAAAACCTGTTACAGAATTAAAAGCCGAATTAAAATTTTTAGTAACAGAACCAATATTAAAACTTGATGTTTCTTTAGAATTAAATATAAAATTTCCATTTTTATCAAATTTTCCAAGATTTAAATCATCAAGTTTAAAACCTGTAATTGTTTCAACACTTGAAACTGCTTTAGAAAGAGGACTTGATTTTCCTTTAACATATTTATACGTTCCCTTTGCTACTGAACGAATATCATTAACAATTCTAACTGCTCTTCCTTTTACTTGTCTATACCATTTTGATTTTTCAAATCCATCGGCTGCAGTATTATAATCTCCATCTTTAATAGCATTTATTGACTTTTTAAATCTTAATAAACCACTTACACCAAGATTAAAACCCATATTAATCATATGTCTTTGAATTACTTCTGGCTGTTCTTTTAACCAAGGAATTCTTTTATAAAGTTGACTTGAATGCTTTGAAACATCATGAGCAAGAATTGTTGATGACTCATCTGAAGAAATAACATCTTTATTAACTCCAATAATTTTTTTAAGTGGTGAACCTCTTAAAAGATGTCCAACTCCAATTGTATCATTCCCAAGTGAGTCTTTATATTTATGTAATATTTCCCCCTCATCTCTTTTTAAATCATTTATTAAAGCATTAGCATTAACTGTTTTAGGAATATTAGAATTTTTAACAAGAATACTTGGATTATTTGCTGAACTAGAAACAGGTTTTGGTTTTGAAATAGCTGTGTTTTTAGTAATAACAGGTTTTGTAACAGGTTTATTACTTGAACTTATAACTGTACTTGAACTTTTAATTGGACTTGAACTTGAACTTTTAATTTTAGGAACTTCTGAAGAACTTTTAATTTTTTCAAAAGAATAAGTTGAATTATAGTCTTTGAGAATAATTATTCCACCAAGTTTTTTATATTTATCTTTCATCGCTTTTAGTAAATTAGGAGATGAACTTTTAAACTCTTTATCACTTAAAACCTCACCAAGATCTTCTTTTGTATAAAGAGATAAAAGTTCCTTTTCGTTTTCTGTAAGAGTATTAGTTACTATTGGAGTTATATTATTATCTGTTTTATTAGTTACTATTGGAGTAACAACTTTATTAGTAACTATTGGAGTTATATTATTATCTGTTTTATTAGTAACTATTGGAGTAACAACTTTATTAGTTATATTATTATCTGTTTTATTAGTAACTATTGGAGTAACAACTGGAGTTTTAATTAATTCTATTTTATTTAAAAGTGTTTTTTCAAGATTTGAAAGTGCAAGAGTTAAAGATTTTAAAGTTTTATCATCTTTTGAAATTTCTCCTGTTTCAATTTTAGATTTTCTTTTTTCAATGGAAACTTTAAGAGATTTAATTCCTTTTTTATAATTTTTAATTTTTTCAATAAATTCTTTATTATCACCTTTATGTTTTTTAGATAATTCTTCTAATTTTGTAATTGATAATTTTTTAATTTTCTGTGGTTCAATTGGAATTTCTTTATCTTTATCTCCTCTTATCCATTCGGCAATTGACTTCATTTTTTTACCAATAATTGGTAATCCAGAGAATTTATTTTCTATAAAAGAAGCAATTCCATTTCTAAATATTTGTATAAATCCGGCAAACTTATTTTTAATCCAATCTGAAATAGATAAAACTCCTTTTTTTATATTTTCCCATATTTTACTTCCTAATTTTTGTATTTTTTCAACTGAAAAGTTTTCTTTTAAATAAGGCCATAATTTTGGAAATAATGTATCTATAAGGTCAATAGCAAGTAATAAAGAACCAATAAAAGGAATTAATTTAGCAATTGGTTTAAGAAGTTTTAAAACTCCTTTAACAGTTTTAACAGCAACATTTTTTGCACCTCTTCCTAAACCTCTAACTTTATTTCCAACTCTTGATGAATTTCCTAAAAGTCCTCTTGTTTTTGTTCTTAAAAATTCAAAAGATTTAATTGTTTTTTCTTTAACTATTTTAGCAAAAGATGTTAATCTTGAACTTACAGATGACATAAGAGTTTTAGATTTTTCTGAAAGAATTCCAATAGCACTTAAAGTTTTTGTTTTTGCTATTTGAGAAATACTAATTAATGATTTTCCTGCAATTCCTGCTGATTTTCCAATAACACTTGAAACTCCTTTAAATAAAAGTTTTCCAATAGTTCCAGTTGCTTTAAGTGCAAGGGTAAGAGGAAGAAGTAAAAAACTTATTGGATTTTTAAGAAAACTCATAATAGCAAGTGTTGTAAGAACTCCAACAAAGTGTTCTTTAATAAAAGGAAATGCTTTATCTCTTAAAAATGGCCAAAGTGAATTTTTAATTTCGGGAAGAATTTTATCTTTAATAAAAGGAAAAACTGTATTATTAAAAAATGGCATAACAGAATTATTAAAAAAGTTCATTATTTTAGGTAAAACTTTCTCTTTAAATAAAGGCCAAAAAGTTTTAATAAGCATAGCACCACCAATAACTTTTAAAATTGAAGAAAGCCAACCTCCGTGTTCTTTTACTTTATTATTTATTGAATTTCCTGATTCTTTAATTTTTTCAATAACATATTTATTACTATCTGCTATTTTTTTAAAAGTATGGGAAAACGAATGTTTTCTATCATATTCAGCATCTTCTTGAATTTCAAGTGACTCTCTTTCAATTTTAACTTGTTCCTCATTTGCAATTCTATTTTTCTTTGTTTCTGTTATAATATTAGCAAGAGATTTATTTTGTTTAGTATTTAAAGAAGAAATTTCCTTTAATTCTTTAATTTGTTTTATACTATTTGAAAAAACAGAGGGAATAAGTTTAATTTTATTATTTGTTTTTTCTGGAAGTTCAATAATATTATTTTCTCTAATATCAGCTGGTCTAATTGAAGATGGATTTGGACTTAAAAGCATTAGTAATTTCTCCTTTTAATATTATTTATAAAGAATTAAAAGGTTAAAAAACTTGATAAAATATTTATATTTTTTTAAAAAAATAAGTCTTTTATATTATAAAAAATCATTTTTTGTTTTTATAATTTTTTTATTTCCAAATAAAAGATATAATCTATAATCAATTATATTCCATTTACAAATATTATATAAGTTAAAATCAGAACTTTCAAACATAAAACTCATATTAGTAACTTTACATATATCCCATTTACTAATATCTGAATTATAAAACACAAAACTCATATTAGTAACAGAAGAAGTATTCCAATCAGATATATCTGAATTAAAAACTTCGTTTAAATCTGTTAGTCCTGAAATATTAATATGATTTAAATCTTTATTAATTATATTTATTTTTCATTTTTATAATTCCTATAAATTTCAAAAGCATTAAATGTATTAATTGTTTTTGCTTTACTTTTTTTATTTAAAAGTTTATTTTTATATTTTAAGAAATTATGTAAATTTGTTTCTTTTGAAATGTTCCAGCTAGAAATATCAAAATCTTCTTTTTGTTTTGATTCAGCAAACATATAACTCATATCAATAACACTTGAAACATTCCATTTATTAATATTTGATAATTTATAAGTTGAATTATAAAACATATAATTCATATATTTAACAGAAGAAGTATCCCAATTTGATATATCAGATGAATTAAATTTTGAGTTTTCGAACATTCCATAAAAATCAATAACATTACTAACATCCCATTTACTAATATCTCCAGTAAATTCAGAATTACTAAACATTCGTTCCATATCAGTAACATTACTTGTATTCCATTTACTAATATCTCCATTAAAACTTGAATTTTTAAAAATATTACTTAAATCTGTGAATTCTGATATATCAAGATAATTTAAGTCCTCAAATTTATCAGCATTTTTGATAATATTAATTAGTTCATCTTTTGTCATTATATTCCTTTTTTTTATTATTATATATTAAACATACTTAAATTTTACTAATTTGACATTTATAAATAGAAGTATATACTAAGTAATTAATAATATTTTAATTTAAAGACAATAATAAGAAATTATTAAGTAGTTTTATGTTATAATAGTTCAGTTAGAAAATAATATATAAGTAAGAAAACAATTAAATTCAAGAAGTTTAATTAAAATATTAGCAAAGATTAAAATTAAAAAATTTATTTTTTTTAAAAAATCCTAGGTTAGTACAAAATCTTTATGTATTTTTAATAAGATTAACTAGATTATTAAGTAATTTTAGTATATAATAGTTCAGTTAAAAAATAATATATAAGTAAGAAAACAATTAAATCAAGAAGTTTAATTAAAATATTAGCAAAGATTAAAATTAAAAAATTTATTTTTTTTAAAAAATCCTAGGTTAGTACAAAATCTTAATGTATTTTTAA